CCGGAGGTGGCGCTGTTCCGCAACGGCAATGATGCTCTTACTACATATGGTGAGAGCATCTACACTTTTTATATTGACGGCTACCGCAGCATTGCGGGCTTTGCGGATGTGTATCCACATTTCTGCTGTGCGGAGAATGACTACTCGCTTTACTACAATCAGCCGGACTTTAACTGGGGTGCTGTCATTTATACGATGTGTATCACTCCGGTACGCATCACACCTGCAAGCAGGATTCTGCTTACCTACAAGTCTGGCTCGACCGATGCAGGTGAAATGTGGCTGGTGCGCAAGAGCAGTCAGCAGATGTCGCCAGCGGAAACGGCAAGATACATTCACGAAAAGCTCAGCGGCGGCGAGGCAATTTCCATTCCGTTCGGCTGGCTCGGCTCTGTGGGCAACTTCATCACCGTGCTGCACGACTGCGGCAGTGTATCTGCTGACGACTATTATCTCGCTTGGAAAGCGGTGACGGACAACACACACCCGATGATTCGGGCTGTTAAGGTACTGGAGGTGACGACATGAAAGGAAGCATTTGTACGGTGATCGGCGCAATCGGCGGCGGAATTGCAGCCCTGTTCGGGGGCTGGGATTCTGCGCTGGTGACGCTCATCATCTTCATGGGCATTGACTTTGCAACCGGAATGATTACCGGAGCTATGGGCAAGTCCAAGCACAGCAAGTCCGGCAAGCTCAACAGCAAGGCGGGCTGGTACGGGCTTGCGAAGAAAGGCAGCATTCTCATGCTCATTATTGTGGCGGTGCGTCTGGATATTCTGCTCAATACGAATTATGTGCGTGATGCGGTGTGCATTGCATTCTGCGTAAACGAGCTGCTTTCCATCGTGGAAAACACATCGCTCATGGGCATTCCGTATCCGCCCGCACTGAAAAATGCCATTGAAGTCCTGCAAAAACAGGCAGGGAGAAAGGATGATAACGATGATTAAGACCTACGGCTATACCGATAACACGCAGCTTTCTCCGCACTTTAATGCGCAGGAGTTCCGCTGCAAATGTGGCAAGGAACATGATTTTCAGATCGACGATGATCTCATCACCAAGCTGGAGACGCTCTATGCAGCCCTCAATTGCTCCAAGATCATCGTGACATCCGGTTTCCGTTGTGCTGCTCATGATAAGGCAGTCAAGGGCAGCGGCACGGGACAGCATACACTCGGCAAGGCAGCGGACATCTGCTGCTATGGGCAGGACGGACAGCCCATTAGCAGCAAGACCGTCTGTTGCAAGGCACAGGACATCGGCTTCGGCGGTATCGCCAACATCACGCCTGCCTACATTTATACACACGTTGACGTGCGCTCCGGCAAAAAGTGGTACGGCGACGAGGTGCATGGCAACAGCAGCGTGACCGATAATTTCTATGAATATTTCGGAGGCGAGGATATGAAGGGCATTGACGTGAGTGCGCACAACGGTGCAATTGACTGGCAGAAGGTCAGGGCTGACGGCATCAGCTTTGCCATTCTCCGTGCTGGTTTCGGCAAGCTAGCAAAGCAGAAAGACGAGCGTTTCGAGGACAACTACGCAGGCGCAAAGGCGGCTGGCATTCCGGTCGGTGCGTACTGGTATTCCTACGCTATGGACGAGGACGAGGCAAGGCAGGAGGCGGATGTATTCCTGTCCGTCATCAAGGGAAAGCAGTTTGAGTTCCCGGTCTATTTTGACCTTGAGGAGAAAAAGCAGTTTGACCTCGGCAAGGAAAAGGTGTCTGCCATTATGCGGGCGTTCCTTGAAAGAGTGGAGGCAGCGGGATACTTCGTCGGTCTCTACGGTTCTGCATCCTCGCTCATGACGCACACCGCTGATGACATCAAATCGTGGTATACAATCTGGCTGGCGCACTGGTGCGACCAGACCAACTACGGCGGTGCATACGGCATCTGGCAGCATTCCGAGAAGGGCAAGGTTGCAGGCATCAGCGGCAATGTCGATCTGGACATCGGCTACAAGGACTTTCCCACGATCATCAGGGCGAAGGGGCTGAACGGCTACGGCAAGGAGGAAGTCCTGCCGAATCCGCCTGCGCCTGCTGCCGATGAAGGCATCACGGTTGAGGTCACTGTGGACGGGAAGAAATACAGCGGAAAACTGAATAAGGCATGAGATATGGGCTGTCGGGGATTTTTTCTCCGGCAGCCCTTTTTTTGTTGAAACAAGTCTTTGAAACATTGGAACAATGCAGTTGTTTCATACCAGTTGTCTCGGTGAAAAATGCCGCCCAGACCGTAAGAATCACACCACCCTAAGACAAGTTATACAACTATATCTATATAGTACAAATAAAAGGAATATTTATATAATAATAGAGCGCGCATACGCACATATACGCGCGTAAGGAAATTTTTGTCCCACTTGTCTTCGTCAAAACACGCTCCTGCTTTCCAATGAGAAGTAGGAGGTGTTGATATGACAGATGTACAAAAGGCAGATATTATCCGTCTGCGCTCCGAGGGACAGTCATTTGGTAAGATTGCCGCTGCGCTTGAACTATCCGTAAACACGGTCAAATCATTCTGCACCCGAAATAAGGATAGCCGTCTTTGCTATTGCTGCGGCACTCCTATTATACAGCCGCCGCGCACCCGGCAAAAGAAGTTCTGCTCTGACAAATGCAGGATGAAGTGGTGGTATGCGCATAAGGATGATGTGAACCGCAGAGCTATTTATGATTTCACCTGCGCCTGTTGCGGAGAACCTTTTCAGGCATACGGCAACGATCATAGGAAGTATTGCAGCCGTCAGTGCTATTTGCAGTCCCGATTCGGAGGTGAACGGCATGGACTTTCAGAGTGAAATGATGTATCAGGCGACCATGAGCATCGCACGGAAGATGCTCCGTGACGGGCTGATTTCGGAGGATGAATATCGTCAGATTGATACAATGTTCATTGAGAAATACCAACCTAAAATCGGCACATTATTCGTTGACTTACAGCCGGAACAGAGGTAATATGGGATACTGAAAGGAGGGCTATTTATGCGTAGAATCACGAAAATAGAGCCTACAGAGCCCATATTGCCCAAGCGAAAACGAGTCGCTGCCTACGCTCGTGTGTCAATGGAATCTGACCGTCTGGCACATTCCCTTGCGGCGCAGATCAGCTACTACAGCGACCTCATTCAGAAGAATCCTGAGTGGGAATATGCTGGGGTGTACGCTGACAGTTTCGTTTCCGGCACGGAAACCGGCAAGCGGCAGGAGTTCCAGCGGATGCTGGCAGACTGCGATGCAGGAGCGATAGACATTATCCTCTGCAAAAGCATATCAAGGTTTGCCCGCAATACGGTTGACCTGTTGGAGACTGTACGCCATCTGAAAGATCTCGGCATCGAGGTGCGCTTCGAGAAAGAGAACATCAACTCCCTTTCCGGTGACGGTGAACTGATGCTTACCATTCTTGCCAGCTTTGCGCAAGAGGAAAGCTACAGCATTTCTGATAATGTGAAGTGGGGCATCCGTAAGCGGTTTGAAAACGGAGAAATGTGCTGCAAAAATCCCGTGTTAGGATATGAGTGGGTTGGCGATCAGCTAATCATCGTTCCAGAGGAAGCCGCTATTGTAAGGCGCATCTTCCAGAATTTCCTTGACGGGAAATCACGGCTGGAAACGGAACGTGAACTGAACGGTGAGGGCATCACGACCAAGAACGGATGCAAATGGCAGGATTCCAATATAAAATGCATTCTGACCAACATCACCTACACGGGAAATCTTCTGCTGCAAAAGGAGTACATTTCCAATCCTATCACCAAGAAGCGCAAGAAGAACAAGGGTGAGCTGCCACAGTACTTCGTGGAAGAAACACATGAGGCAATCATCGACATGGAGACCTTCCGCTATGTGCAGGCAGAAATGCAGCGGCGGCGGGAGTTAGGGGCTTTGGCAAATAAGTCGCTTAACACATCTTGTTTTACAGGAAAAATCAAATGCCCGTTCTGCGGTCTTAGCTATATGCACAACACACGCACTGACCGTGGCAACTTTCAGGAATTCTGGTCATGCGGCAATATGAAAAAGAAGGGCGGTCGCTGTCCGGTCGGCGGCAGCATCAATCATAAGCACCTGCGGGAAACCTGCGCAAAGGTACTGGGGCTACCGGAGTTTGATGATGATGCTTTCCTCGCACGGGTGGATACCGTACTCGTTCCCGCACGGGAAACGCTGGAATTCCACCTCACGGACGGTACGGTCACCACAGTCGAGTGCAGGAACACCGGGCATCAGGACTGCTGGACACCGGAAAGGCGGGCGGAAACAGCAAAACGGCGCAGAGACAGCGCAGCTCCGAATCGCCCAGATTCTACTTGCTTTACCAAGAAAATCAAATGCCTGCGCTGCGGTCTGAATTACCGCAGGGGTACACGGAAAGATGTGCATCATTGGAGATGTGCAGGCGCAAATGGATGTCTGAGCCTGCGGGAGGATGTTCTGAAAACAGTCACCGCCGAGGTGCTGGAACTTCCTTCATTTGACGATAACGTTTTTCTGGAACAGATCAGCCGCATAGAAGTCGATGCCGATGATACGCTGCGGTATGTCTATTACGATGGGCGCACCGAGGAACGGCAGTGGGTAACGCCACCAAAACCGGGGCGAAAATGGACGGCGCACCAACGTGAGGTCATGGCGCAGAAGGTCAGCGAAAGCTGGACACCAGAACGACGGGCGGATATGAGCGTCCGTGCAAAGGAAATGCGAAGGAGGGAGAAACTTGCCAAGAATCACTAAAATCCCCGCATCTATCAGCCGCTATACCTCAGCACCGATTGATGCTCCGGTCAAGCGGAAGGTTGCGGCATACGCCCGTGTATCGACTGACAACGAGGAACAGCTCACATCTTACGCTGCACAGATCAGCTATTATACCGACTACATCAACGGTCGTGAGGACTGGGAGTTCGTCAAGGTGTACACGGATGAGGGTATCTCCGGATGCTCGACAAAGCGCAGAGAGGGCTTTCAGGCTATGGTCGCCGATGCACTGGCGGGAAAGATAGACCTCATCATTACAAAGAGCGTCAGCCGCTTTGCCCGAAACACGGTTGACAGCCTGACAACCATCCGCAGCCTGAAAGAACACAACGTGGAGTGCTATTTCGAGAAGGAAAACATCTGGACGTTTGACGGCAAGGGCGAACTGCTGCTTACCATAATGTCGAGCCTTTCTCAGGAAGAAGCACGCTCCATTTCGGAGAACGTCACATGGGGGCAGCGGAAACGCTTTGCTGACGGCAAGGTCAGCCTTGCGTACAGCCGCTTCCTCGGTTACGACAAAGGAGCAGACGGCAAAATGGTCATCAATCCGGAACAGGCGGAAACTGTGCGGCTCATCTACGGGCTGTTCCTTGAGGGCATGACACCGCATACCATTGCGCTCACCCTGACGGAGAGGTGCATCAAGACACCTAGCGGGAAGGATAAATGGAACGCCACTACCGTCCGGCGCATCCTGACAAACGAGAAGTACAAGGGTGATGCGCTGTTGCAGAAGGAGTTCACGGTCGATTTTCTGACGAAGAAAACAAAGAAGAACTGCGGCGAAATCCCGCAATACTACATCGAGGACGACCACGAGGCTATTATTGATCCTGCCGTCTTCGATCTGGTGCAGCAGGAAATGGAGCGCAGGAACACAGGCACTTCCCGTTACAGCGGAGTGAGCATCTTCTCCAGCAAGGTGAAGTGCGCTGAGTGCGGAAGCTGGTATGGCGCAAAGGTATGGCATTCCACGGATAAGTACCGGAAAGTCATTTACCGCTGCAATCACAAGTACGGCAAGAAACGCTGCACCACACCGCATATCACCGAGGATGAGATCAAGGTGCTGTTCCTGAATGCCGTGAACCGACTTCTGAAACGGCGTGATGAACTGATCGCCAATGTCAAGCTGATCTGCAAGGTCGTCAGCGACACATCTGAGCTGGAAACGGAGCGCACGAAGTATGCTGATGAAATGACTCTGGTCGCCGATATGGTGCAGGCGGCAATGGTGGAGAACGCCCGTGTCGCCCTCGACCAGAACGAGTATCGGCGGCGGAACGATGAACTGGCAACCCGCTTTGAGGAAGCTAAGAAGAAGTATAATGAGCTGTCCGAGCAGATCACCGAGCGAGAAATCCGTGGGCAGAACCTGCGGCATTTTCAGGAAACACTTGAAGCCCTGAAAGGCACGATCACTGAGTTTGACGGTGCGCTTTGGGGCGCATTGGTAGACTACATCACAGTCTATGAGGACGGCAGCAGAACGGTCACGTTCAGGGACGGGACAACGATTTGAGGTATAGAAGCAGAAAGGCACTCCGCCGATGTGGAGTGCCTTTTTGTCGTTTTTTGTGCAATAGGGCTTGAAAAATGGTAGCATATCATGTATAATAGAAGAAAGTATATGTCACTATGTCGTTCTATAGCTTTTTTATTTACATGGGGGGATATTGATGAGCGTTCTTAATGACAGCAGCATTACAATAATCGAGGCTATGAAAAACATTAAAGCCGGGAAATATGTCATGCCTGCATTTCAGAGACAGTATGTCTGGAGCATGGAACAGATAGAAAAACTATGGGATTCCATTCTTCTTGACTACCCTATAGCTACATTTTTGTTTTGGCACGTAGATGAAAACAATGTATCTTCGGATACCTACTTTTGTGATTTTCTTTCCGAAGTTACTTTTGACAGCCGCAAACAGTCTGATAGTCCCAATTATGAGCTTTCAAGCATAAACACAAGTATCACTGATACCGCCATCCTTGATGGTCAGCAGCGTCTGACATCGCTTTATCTCTCGCTTTTCGGCACAGCGTATATTCGGCAGAAACACGCTCGCAAAAACACCAAAGGCGGCACTCTCACAAAATTACTTATAGAGCTTAATAAGCATAAACTGTCGGTTGACGAAGAAGAATATAACAGTAAGAAATTTGATATCAAATTCAGCGAAAAAGTCGGAAGGCTCAGTCCCACCCAATTTGAAATTAGGAATATCCTTCAGGACAGATTTCAATCTGATGAAACAAGAGAGCAGGCTATTGAAGATGCTATTGCCAATGTTCCATCTGATAGTAAAGAGTATGCCAGAAATATCCTGAAGAAGCTCTACGAAAAAATATGTGTTGAAAAGCTCATAAGATTTACTGAAATTCAAGATATGAAGCAGGACGATGCACTTGAAATGTTTGTAAGATTCAACAGCGGCGGAAAGGCTCTGAAGAAGGCTGAGATTACAATGTCTATTCTTGAAGCATACTGGCCGAGTGCTAAATCTGAATTTGGAAAGCTTCTTGTTGATTCTTATAAAGATTTTGGATCGGATTTCATTGTTCGTTCTGCTCTTATGCTCTATGGTGATGTTGTAAAATCCAATATCAACAAACAAATAGCAAATGATCTAAAAAACAATTGGAGTGACTTTGAAAAAGCATTGAAGGCTCTTGAAGCTGTATTAAAGAGCATGAAAATCGAAGTAAGCAGATTTTCTGGTAGTTGGAATGTATTGCTGCCTATTCTATATTTCATATACTACAACCCAGATTACAATAATAACTGTGAAGATATCCGCGCATACTTGATGAGGGCGATATTATTTACATACTTCCAGTCAGGAACAACGAGCAAGCTACAGCAAATGAAGAGCTATATAAACAGCTATGACTACGAGATTACAATTGATATGCTTGATCAGATTACTGATTTGCGTGTAACCGATGGTAAAATAGAAGATATCATCAATTCTGAAAAGGGCAGCAGAGTTGCAGGAGAAGCATTGTATTATCTCAGCCTTGAATGGGTAAATAAAAACTTTAAATATGAACAGGATCATCTTCATCCAAGTGACCGTTTTGATATGAGTAAGCCTGCTGGTGTCACTATGGAAGATTGGAAAATCTGGAGAGGGAATAGAAACCGCCTGCCGAATTTACAGCTTTTGGAAGGCAGGAGCAATGGCAGTAAAAATGATATGCCTTTGATTGAATACTATAATGACATGAACGACGAGCAAAAAGCAGTATTTCTAAGACAAGCTCTTATTCCAGATGGAGTATCTTTGGAAATAGGTAGTTTCGGCTCTTTTTATGATAAACGGAAAGAGTTGCTAACAGAGCAACTTCGTTCGTTATTAGGTTAACTTGTCGTTTACTACTTGAACAGGAGTGATATGTATGGTTTCAGAAGAGTTGAAAGCTATCATTGAAACGCTCAAAAATCAAGGCCAGCAAACTGAGAGTGAAATGGACTTTTTCGAGGCAGCTACTGAAGAGCAAATCTCTGACTTCGAAAAGAATAACAATCTTTCTTTCCCTTCTAAATTCAGAGAGTGGTTGCTATTTTCTGACGGTGGTGAATGTTTTTTACCCGCAAGTGTTCAGTTTTATGGTGTTGCACATAAGCCCCTTATTGATGTTAACAATCAGACCAGACCTGATGACAGTTACGTTGTGATTGGCGGAACGCCGAATGGTGATCCTGTATTGATAAAAAAGGATGCAGAAACCATTTCAATTTATAATAAAGAGGAAGGTAAAATTGAAGAAGAGGAAGTATACGATGACTTCTTTGCATTCTTAAATGGTCTCTATGACTATCTCGGCATGGGAGAGTGATCCTATGGCAAGAGATAATGCTGCTTGTAACAGAGCAATCAGAAAAGCATGGGCGCGCGAGCGGGAACTTGTTCTTGCTGGAAAAGGCTCACGAAATTGGACACCAGAGCAACGAGAACAGCTCATCACTAAAGGCAAGGTATATGATGCCGATGGAAAAGCCTTTATTGGTCAGCATATGAAAAGCGTCAGCGGTTTCCCTGATAATCAAGGTGATGCAGATAATATTCAACTCCTATCGCTAGAGGAACATTTTGAAGCACATAAAAGAAATTGGCAAACTGTAACGAACTGGTATTATGATCCAGACACAAAGATATTTTATGATTTCGATGTGTATGATTATAGCAAATTCCCTCCCGATGACTACATTAATTTTCACCCCGAAGAAGCTCTAATACCGATTGAATCTCCCTCGGAGGAGCCACAGAACAAGCCGGCGGAAGAGAAAAGAACGCCAGAGCCAAAAACTGAAAAGACCAAGTCTGACAGTTCGCCGCAAAAACAATCAACGACAGCGAAAAAAGCAACTCCACCTGAAGCGGCTGCTACCGGGACAAAGGCCACAAAAAAGAATCCAATGCTGTTAAGCGATTTAAGAGCATATTAGGTGCTATGGGAAGAGGGGCTAAGAAATTAGGAAAAGGTGCAATAAAGTACAGAAAAGAAATCGGCATTGGGCTATTAACTCTTATTGGAATTGCAGCAGAAGAACAAATAAGAAAAAGTGGTTCTGAATCAAACGGACACGGATTCGATAATGACGATGATAAGCCACCATTCAATCCGCTTTCTGATTCTGATGAAGCCATTGACGATATAATGGAGGAAGAACAAAATTCTGACATATCAGATGGCATTGGTGGAACGCCTAAAAGCCCCGGTCCGCGCAGAGGATATCTTGGCCACCGTTGGAAGAAAAATGACGATGGAGAATTAGAATTGCAAGAGACATGGATTAGGGAGACGTATGTTCATCCGGAACAAAAAGAAGATGATGATTCCGATGAATAATAAAAATATAACGGCACTGCGCTAAAACTGGCGTAGTGCCGTTCTTTTTTGCCCTTATGCACCCAACGGCTACATTTGCACCCGTTGGGTGCATTTTTCGTGTATGCGTTAAATTGTATCAAAATAGCAACGGCAATAGACTTTGCCTGCGGTACGGGCGGATTTATCATTAGTTGGCTCAAAGCCCTTGAATCGCAGAAAAAGACCGTTGAGGACAGAGCTGCGTTTGACACCTCGGTTTACGGTATCGAAAAAAAGCAGTTCCCGTATATGCTGTGCGTGACGAATTTGCTCCTGCACGATATTGATACCCCTCGTATCTATCACGATAATTCGCTGTTAAAAGACGTTCTCGACTATACTGAGGACGATCAGTTTGACGTTGTTCTGATGAATCCACCATACGGCGGCAGCGAGAAGAATGAAGTCAAGAATCATTTTCCGTCCGATCTCGCAAGCAGTGAGACTGCTGACCTGTTCATGTCGGTCATTATGTATCGCCTGAAGCAGAACGGCAGAGCTGCGGTCATTCTCCCTGACGGTTTCCTGTTCGGTACGGATAATGCAAAGGTCGCTATCAAAAAGAAGCTAATGAGCGAGTTCAACCTGCACACGGTCATTCGTATGCCGCACAGCGTTTTTGCTCCGTACACCTCTATCACCACCAATATCCTGTTCTTTGACAGAACAGGCTCAACTAAGGAAACATGGTTCTATCGTCTGGATATGCCCGATGGGTACAAGAACTTCTCCAAGACCAAGCCGATGAAGCTCGAACACTTTGCTCCTGCTGTTGAGTGGTGGAGCGACCGACAGGAGATCACCATTGACGGCTTTGATAAGGCGAAAAAGTACACGGCTGAGGAGCTTGCTGAGAGAAATTATAACATTGACCTCTGCGGTTTTCCCCATGAGGAAGAAGAAATACTCCCTCCGAAGGAGCTGATTCAGCAGTATCAGGAGAAGCGTGCAAGCCTAAATGCGGATATTGACCGTATTTTGGAGCAGATCACGGGTATTCTCGGTATCAGCGATATGGAGGACTTGACATGACAGCACAGCAGCTAAAAAACTCAATACTCCAGATGGCGGTGCAGGGCAAGCTCGTTCCGCAAGATCCGGGCGACGAGCCTGCAAGTGTACTGTTAGAGCGTATCAAAGCCGAAAAACAGGAGCTTATCAAGGCAGGCAAGATCAAAAAGGATAAGAAGTCCTCGGAGATATTCAGAGGGGCTTCCCGTAATTTGCCTTATGCCTTCTGTGAGCAGATTGGCAAGGAAATTCGGGATATTTCGGACGAGATACCGTTTGAGATTCCTGATTCGTGGGAGTGGTGCAGAATCGGCTCTATTTTCACATTACAGGCAGGAAAAAATATAAGTGCCAATCAAATTGCTGAAAATATAGCGGAAGGATTGTACCCTTGTTTCGGTGGAAATGGAATTAGAGGCTATGTGCCTTCATTCAATCGTGAGGGATACTATCCTATTATCGGCAGACAAGGTGCTTTATGTGGAAATATTAACCTTGCAAATGGTCAATTCTATGCTACTGAACACGCTGTTTGTGTCGAAACATTTGCAAATACGGATGTGTTATGGTGCTGTTACTTTTTGACTGCCTTGAATCTTAATCAATATGCTACAGCAACAGCACAGCCAGGCTTAGCTGTTGCAAATATAAACGAAGTGCTTATTCCACTACCACCTCTCTCCGAACAACACCGCATAGTAGCCAAGATAGAAGAACTCCTCCCATACATCGAAAAATACGGCAAGGCAGAAGAACACCTCACCGCCCTCAACACCACATTCCCCGAAGCTCTGAAAAAGTCTATCCTGCAAGAAGCTGTACAAGGCAAGCTCGTTCCGCAGAACCCCGATGATGAGCCTGCAAGTGTGCTGTTGGAGCGTATCAGAGCCGAAAAACAGGCACTTATCAAGGCTGGCAAGATCAAGAAGGACAAGCATGAATCGGTCATCGTAACAAGGGATAAAATTCCTTATGAGATCATAGACGGAAAAGAACGCTGTATTGCTGATGAAGTGCCGTTTGAGCTACCAGAGGGGTGGGCGTTAATACGACTTAATGACATAGGCATTTACAGAAAAGGACCTTTCGGAAGTAGCTTGACAAAATCAATGTTTGTCCCTAAAGGTGCTGATACAGTAAAAGTATATGAGCAGAAAAACGCTATTAAAAAAGACCATACTTTGGGCGATTACTATATCACACGGCAGTATTATGAAGATAAAATGCAAGGCTTTACTGTCTCAGCAGGTGATATTATAGTAAGCTGTGCAGGAACAATAGGAGAAACCTATGTAATGCCTGATAATATAGAATTAGGCATAATCAATCAGGCACTTATGCGAATGACAATATTTGCACCAATAGATATTGATTATTTCCTTATGTATTTTGATTATGTTTTGAAAAACTCCGCAAGGGAAAGCAGTAAAGGCTCTGCTATAAAGAATATTCCACCGTTTGAAATATTCAAGCAGTTATTGTTACCGCTTCCACCTCTTGCCGAGCAAAAGCGAATAGTCGCAAAAATCGAAGAAATCATGCCTTACATCAACACGATCACAAAGTAAGATGTTACAATTATATCGGAAGGAGGTCTTTCGATATGATTGACACATTTAAGGCATATTTGGACAAGACAAATCTGTCCGAAAACTCAAAGTCTGCCTATCTGTTCGCCCTGAGACAGTTCACCGAGCAGTACGGCAGCGTGACCAAGAAGAACCTCACGGCATACAAGGTGTGGCTCGTGGATCACTTCAAACCGCAGACGGTAAACCTCCGCCTGCGTGGAATGAACTGCTACCTTGAAAGCGTGGGCAAGGAGAAGTGGAAGCTGTCCTTTGTCAAAGTACAGCAGAAGCCGTTCCTCGAAAATGTTATCAGTGAAGCGGATTATTTGTACTTCAAGAAGCGTCTGAAAGAGGACGGCGAATTGTTCTGGTACTTTGTGATCCGCTTTCTTGCTGCCACGGGAGCGAGAGTGAGCGAGCTGATCCAGATCAAGGTGGAACACGTCAGGCTCGGCTATCTTGATTTGTACTCTAAGGGCGGTAAGCTCCGCCGTATCTATATTCCGAAGTCCTTGCAGGCAGAAGCACTTGCGTGGCTTACTGAAAAGAAGCAGGACAGCGGTTTCATCTTCCTCAATCAGCGAGGACAGCGTATCACCACAAGGGGCATTTCGGGCGAATTGAAGAAGTTTGCAGAGAAGTACGGCATCGACACAAAGGTGGTATATCCGCATTCGTTCCGCCACCGCTTTGCCAAGAGCTTTCTTGACCGCTGCAACGATATTGCGTTCCTCGCAGACCTTATGGGGCATGAGAGCATTGAAACTACTCGCATCTATCTCCGCAAGACCGCTACGGAACAGCGTGAGATCGTGGACAGTATTATTGATTGGTAAAAAACAAGGCATACCGCCGAAAATGGTGGTATGCCTTGCTGCTATACAGAATAGCATTATGATGATTCAAGCATCAAAGTCGATTTCGCTGATAATGTCACGGAAAGACTTATTACCAAACAGAGGAATAGGAGAAGTCAAAAGTGTGAGCAGATTCTTATCGGAACTGATGGGTACTGCCCATATGACTCGTCAATAAAGTATGTGTCGCCTTTATAAAAGAACATTACATCTACGGTCATAGGCGGATCATCGGCTCTCTCAGGAAACTCGTCCCAACGCTGCCACTCCGTAAACTCCTGCCATGTCATTTTAGCTGTACTTCTTTTTCCATTTATCATAAACTGTTTTCCTCCAAATCTTATCTACCATATCAACCATTGCGCGCTCCTTATCGGTAAGGTTCGCAAAGCCCTTAGAGGTATCATTTTCCTTATGCTCGTATCCGTGATGTGTGTGTGGAAGTACACCATGATGCGGCTTATCAAGATCAATCTGTTTGGTACGCTTGTTTTCAGCATCATAATATGAGATGTACTTAGGCGCACCGTCTTTGCCAAGTGTCACATAGACACGTCTTTTGGTCATCGTTTCCATAGGTGCTGTCGGATTACCATATTTATATACTACAAACTTTATGTTACCAGCGGTGTGCAGGGACTTATATTCTGTTCCATAAGCTCTGCCTTTAACGCTGATCCCACTTGAACTACCTCTGCCGCCCATATCAACGCACCACCTTTCTTGATGCACGGTAGTCAACAGCAATGATATTACCGTCCATTTCCTTGAAAGGTTCGCCTAAGCAGATGATAGCACTCGGCTCAACAGTTTCAAGCATCTTGTTATATCCCTGAAGGAAAAGATTTTTCTCATGCTTGCATCCGATCATGCCAATTGCCACAATACCGCCTTTTTCAACACCGTCATTACAAAAAGTGTAGCTTCTGCTGTCGCTCCACGTCATGGTGGGTACTACTTTCAGTCCCATACTCTGCCAATATGCTCCTACCCAATGACTATGAGCAACGCTCTCAAGCTGTCTCCAGTAATTCATATCGGAATACGTCGAATAGTCGGGGGGTAAGCAGGAAAGCATACTGTGAGAGCTTCTCGATACTTCTCTCAGGATTGTTGTAAATGCCCGTAAAACGATAATCGTCAATAAAGAAATGCACTCCGCA